TGTTATGCTCCACCATCTTCCACATTTGTAATGAAAAGAATTCAACCATTTCTGGAAGAGTTACTTGGCGAAGAACTCATTCCAACTTATTGGTTTTCCACAACTTATCACAATGGTGGATGGATGAGTTGCCATACTGACAGACCATCGTGTGAAGTATCCGTCACCCTGAATATTTGTGGTGATGCTCCTTGGCCTATTAAACTTAAAGATCTTACTGGTAAAAGAAGAGAAGTAGTAACACCAGTTGGTGATGGTGTTGCTTATCTAGGGACAATCGTGCCTCATTGGAGAAGTCCTTTAAGAACTCACGAACACGATCGGTTTATGCAATTGTTCTTACACTTTGTAAGAAAGAACGGACAGTATGCTGATTATGCATATGACAAAAATAAAAAATGTTACTCCCTTTTGACCCAATGACCTATAAAAGAGAATGTGGTGGTTGCACTGCATGTTGTGAAGGATGGATGCACGGCCAGTCACACGGTCAATACTTCCAACCAGGAAGACCTTGCCACTTTAAGTGTGAGACTGGATGTGCAATATATGAAAATCGCCCAGAACAACCGTGTAAGAATTACTCTTGCGAATGGTTAAACAATTATGACATTCCAGAATGGATGAAACCAAATCTTTCTGGAGTGATTATAACTTCAAGAGAGTATGGAGAAAATAAAAGGTATCTTGAAGTTTTAGAAATGGGTAAAAAAATAGATGCAGAAGTCCTAAACTGGATCTTTCTGCATCATTACACTACCGATATTCCTATTCGGGTTCAGGTAAATCGTGGATGGTATAATTTTGGACCAAAAGACTTTTTAAAAGAAGTAGTTGGTATCAAAGCATCAAAAGAATAAACTTATACTAATGGATCTGATGGTGGAACAGGATCATTAATCATTGGAATAGAAGTAACCTCTCTATTCCAACGTTTATATGCACTCAATACCTTAAAATCATTTTGAATTTCTGTAGGAAGTTTTGGAGTTGATGGGTCTGGATCTTCGGGAATCACTTCCTCAGGAATTGTTGGAAGTTCTACGGGGAAATTTTCTAAATCAGGAAGATCTCTCAAAGACTGCCTCCAATCTTTAAATTCAGTAGATAGTCCAACTCCTGTTTCAGTTGATTTAACAACTACCCAATCTGAGGATGAAAGAATTTCGTCACGAATACTTCTAAGAATAACAATTCTTTTTTGAAGTTGTTTTGCGTCGTAAGTAGATACTTCAGCATCCCATTCTTGTTGTGTGATAACTGAAAGACCTTCAGTTTGTTCTAAAACATAGGCCCTTTGGTAGACAACGCTATGTAAAGTTTCTCCATTTACAGAGACTTCGGATGAAGATACTACAGTAACATTTGTATCATTCTGCAATTCCTGAAGTCTTTCTCCACTTACAGTTTCAGAATATTCAAAATATTCCGTACAAGTTGATAGACAATATGGAATATCATTCTCATCAGTAAGTCTATGAATGATTTCCAATCCTTTTATATCAGGAAGCATTAAACCAAACTTAGTGTTTAGTGCAAAAGTGTTGGTTTCTCTGTTAATAAAATAGTGCTTGAGAAGTTGTGCCATTTTTTATACTACCTTTATACCATATTTATCTTCTATTTCTTTATCATGATCTGCTTTTGTTTTAAATCCAACAACAGTCATCCAATTTACCATAGTATATCTTATTCCCGAAATTACAGGTTCTACCTTATGTAAATAATATTGAGATGAAGGAAAACAAACTAATAAACCTGGTTCTGGACGAATTCTAATCCTTAAATCTGGAAATACAAAATCACCGCCTTCAAAGTCATCGTTAAGAAAAAGAACGGTGGATAAGTCTCTGTCTATTGATTTTTTCCAAATTATATTACCATCAGGGTTTTTCCATTTTGCCACTGCATCAAAATGAGGTTTATAGTGACCTCCTGGTTCATAAACTAAAAGTTGTGGCATCTCACTATCATTAATTTTAAATTCATAAAAGGGATTGATAATATTATGGACGATATTATCATAAAGATCTTTAATCTCGGTAATAATATTTCCAATATCCGCACACTTTACATTTCTTGCTTCTAAATCAATTTTTGATGGGTGGTCTTCAATACCTTGATTGGCCTTTTCTCCATCAAAAACTCCCATCTGCTCCTTAGGAGATTTTTTCGCATGATTGATTAGAAAATCAATTGCATCAGGTGTTAATACTTTTGGTTGTATTAACACATTTGAAAGAATACCATTCATATCAATGTTTTAATTATTATGATGTATTTAGTTGGAATTTGTTAATCCTGTAAAACTAGCTCTTGCTGATGGTAAAGTATTTCCAGGTTCACTAACAACTTCATTAGAGAAATCGAGACGTGTGACAGTACTGACATATGATGGAATAAATCCACCAGCAAAATAACCAAAAGTTCTACTTGCAGTTCCTGCTAAACTTCTTCTGGATGTTGTAAGCTTGCTACTTAGTTCTGTAATAGTTTCTGTATTAAAATCAAGTCTTGTAATAGAACTAATTGAATATGGAGTCGGGCCTGGTTCTTCTCCACCACCATTGTAACTGTAAACAGTGCTTGTTATTGCCGCAGAGTTCTTTCTTGTTCCTGGTAGATTTTTTCCTGGACTACTTATGGTTTCATTTGAAAAATCAAGACGAGTAACTGTATTATAGTAGGTTGTATCGTTAAATCCACCAACAAAATAAGCATAGAAATTGGTAGAAGTCGCAGTTAACTCTCTATTGCCAATAGGCAGTGTTGAAGGAGTATTTGTTGCAATTTCAGTAATGAAATCAAAACGTGTAATTGTGCTTAAATAATTATCTGGAGGGGCATTATAACCACCTGCAAAATACCCATAAGAAGAACTTTCTGTTGCGGAAAGTGCTCTTCTATTCGATGGAAGTTGTCCTAAAGATTGATTGATAGTTTCATTAACAAAATCAAGTCTAGTAATATTGCTTATTTGTGGAGGCGCAAATCCACCAACAAAATATCCGTGATAATTACTTGATACTGAAGCTAATTCACTTCTTGGTGTTGTTAAATCTCTACCAGGATTACTTACAGTATCATTGGAGAAGTTGAGACGAGTAATAGTGCTTATTTGTGGAGGAGCAAATCCACCTGCAAAATAACCATAGTTCTTATTAACTTTGAGTGCAGATCCACCACCAGCATTTGCAGTTCTTGCTCCATTTCCTATTACAGTCGTTAAATTTTTTCCAGGACTAGTCACTACTTCTGTAGTGAAATCTAAACGATCAATTGTGTTTATATATCCAGGAGATGCCGCGCCAGCAAAATAACCAAAACTTGAATTTTGTGTACCTTGATGACCTGATCTTATTCCTGGTAAGTTATTTGCTGGATTGCTAAAAGTATCATTAGAAAAATCTAAACGATTAATAGTGCTATAATTTGCTACATTATCACTACCGCCACTATAATATCCATACAATAGACCAAAAACTGCAGAATGAGCGTTTCTTGCATAAGTAGGTAATAAATTACCCAAATTAACAACATTTTCAGTAAACAAATCAAGACGCTCTACTCTAGAGTACCATGCAGGTGGAGGCGAAAAGAATCCACCACTAAAGTAACCATAATCTCTTGCAGTTAATCCAACCGCGTCATATCTACCAATAGTCAATTTTTTGCCAGGATCACTTGTAGTTTCATTAGAAAAATCAAGACGAAGAATACTAGAAGAATATACTCCCGCAATAATACCACTACCAAACCAACCATAACTAGCAGATGTTACAGTACCCGCCAGATATTGTGTGGCAGGTAGAGGTCTTCCTGGATTACTTATAGTTTCATTAGTAAAATCGAGACGTTCTATAGTTGAAAATGTAACTCCGCCAGCCCAGTAACCATAAGATGCATTCGCAACATTTGCTTGATGATATGTTGAGAGGGATAATTTATTGAATGGATTAGTTACAGTTTCGTTAGAAAAATCAAGACGTTCTATATTTGAAGTAGTTGGAGGGAGTAGGGGAGTTATTCCACCCCCAAAATAACCATAAATTGGTTGTTCTCTCCAATAGAAATAATTTTTATTTTCTATATTTTCTACTTGTCTATCATAGATAAAATTAAGTCCAAATACATCTCCAGTTATGTTAGTGAGATATTGTGCCATTTTATCCTTCTATTTTAAGGTCTTGATTGAATAACGAACCTGTAAGTTGCTTTTCTTCTTTCTTCTCAACGCCCGAAAGAAGTTGTTGATCTAATCCAGTAATTTCTGCAATGCCAGAAGCAACACTTTCTTGAAGTTTTGTCAGGAAATCTAGAGGATTGTTTGGATCACCAAAAGTTCCCTTTGTTCTATTTACATCATCAGTAAGAACGGTTGGAGCACTTGCGCGTCTCATAGAACGAATATTACCAGCATTTACTCCGGTTTTTGCTTGAAGCAGATCATCAAGGGACTGGTTAGCCAATCTCCTTTCCCAATAGTTTGGTTGATCTTCATTATATTGATCTCTGGAAACTAGTTTATTTCCATTCAATTCAACTAAACGAGTAATAAGTTTATCAAAACACTCAAGTTCCTCAACAGAAGATTTAAAACCACGATTAAGATTTTCAAGCATTCTGTGGAAATGGAATTCATCGATATCATACCAACTTAATTCTTCTCCACCTTCTCTGGT